GACTTTGCTGAAAAACTACGTGCCATGGACTGTTATGCTCCCGGCAGCTTGAGCAAACTGACTGTTCTAACTCGTGTTGATGATCAGACTGAAGTTATCCCCGATGGTACTATGGTTCAAATGCTATTGGAAGACAGCGACAAGATGGTTATCTTGTTGAAGATGGTTTATGATCGTGCAGAAGCAGCAGGCGAACACGGCTTTAGCAACTTCCTAGCAGAACGTATGGATGCACATCGCAAACATTCATGGATGTTGAGAAGCGTACTGAAATGAATCTATACGACATCTTTGAAGCTGGTGTAGGTGTGGTTGCTAGTAAAAAGCAAGCCAAGGATCCACGCTATTCAATGAGTCTAACCAAAGACGTGCGCCCCGGCGAGATACAACGTCAACTTAAAAAATACAGCCTAGCAGAAGCAGCAGATGTAGGTGCTTATGATCGCATCTTGGTCAAACTGTGCGAACTGGTATTAAAATCACAGAAGCCCGGAACACGACATGGATTTGTTGGTGCCGCAGTTGTTGCACCCGATGGACGTTGGGTAGGCAGTACCAGTATTAAAAATTCACAGGGCAAATGGGAACATGCCGAACGTGCTGCACTCAGCAAGTTCAAAGGCAAATATGGTGCTGTGCCCGAAGGCTGCACTATTGTTACAACACTAAGTCCCTGCACTGATCCCATGGAAGATCGTCAAGGTATCAGTTGCACCGAACTAATCGACTCTACCACAGTACGTGCCGTATACTGTGGCTATAGAGATCCAAGCCAAAGTCATCAAGAACACGAAGACTTTGATCTACGTTTTACACAGAACCATGCCATTGAAGACATGTGCAAGTCATTGAGCGACATGTTCTTGCCCAAACAACTACATGAAAGCGTTGACGCAGAGTCAGCAGCAGATGATTTTGTGCCCTATGTGGCCAAGCGCCTGGGCATCAAACAACTGCCGGACATACAGTTGAAACAACAGATTGGTACCAGCGAACATCCCACATTTGGCCTGTTTGATCCTGATACCAATAGTGTACAGGTTGCCACAGGTGGACGTCATGTCATGGACGTACTACGTACTCTGGCACACGAACTGGTGCATCACAAACAACGTGAACTTGACATGATCCAGCCGGGCGATGGTGCCACCGGAAGTCGTGTTGAAAATCAAGCCAATGCCGTGGCAGGAGTGCTTATGAGAGACTTTGCAGATCAACATCCCGATTACTTTGGTGCCCTAAACGAACTTAAAGATCCTCCTGAACAGAAAAAGTCCTGGGACGACTACGGTCAACCTGCTGTACCCAAACTAGAGCCCAAAGAAAAAGTCTACCACAACTGGCAACACTACAACGACGAGAATCCCAAAGACAAGTCACAGCAAGACGTCAAAGAAGCATTTGACCAACCCTACAAAGGTAAATGGGAAAAAAGCGAATCTGGCAGTTATGATATGCTAGTTCCATTACCAGATGGAACAAATTTAAGCATCATGTTTAATAATGAAGGCAGAGGCGAATGGCAAGTTGAATTCTATAGAAATAATAGTCAAGAAGTCACCGGCGAAGGTGATGCACAACGTATATTTGCTACAGTATTAAATGCCATACAAAAGTTCATTAAAAAATACAAGCCACTACAACTAACTTTCTCGGCTAGTAAAGAAGTCGAGCCTGGGCAAAACAGCGAAAGCCGTGCCAAGTTATACACTAGACTGGTAGATCGTTACGCCGCATCGTTGGGTTACGAAGTCAGAACCTTTGAACACGGAAACGCAGTCAGTTACGAATTAACACAATACTCACAAGAGCATCCATTTACAGAAAACTTTGCCGATGGTAAGAATCCTGGACGCCGAGGTCTCAGTAAGCGTATGGGCGTTAATACCAAAGCATCAGTGAGCACACTACGCAATGTAGCCAAACACAGCTCAGGTGAGAAAGCTCGTATGGCACATTGGTTGGCCAACATGAAGGCTGGAAGAGCCAAACACAACAAGTAAGAACACACTACCTTAGGACCCTTATGGGTTACGTGTGGCCCGGCTGCTGGGCAGAACAATATGGGAGTCGTGCCCCGGAATGTTGTTCTAAAGTGAGCATTTTTCTTTTGCATTTCAACTGACAACAGTATATAATTGTATTATCAACTAGGAGAACACATGAGTGATTATGATCGCACATTCAACGGCGAAGCAAAAGCCAAACTAACACAATTGATTTCAGAAGGCATGCAGGTCATGCAAGAGATTGAAGACCTGAGTGCAGGCCTTAGCGATACAGTTAAAGCAGTGGCAGAAGAATTGGAAATCAAACCAGGCACCTTAAAGAAGGCAATTAAAATTGCACACAAGGCCAAACTTGGTGAAACCAATCGAGACCACGACGAGCTCAACACTATTTTAGAAACTGTTGGCAAGACGCTCTAATGAAGGTATATGTTGATAGTTCAAAGAAACTAGCATATTTTCCTGTTGCTAAAAATGCTAGCATGACCTTTACTACTCTATTTGAAAATCTAGGGTGGGCAACAAGTCAATTTGATCTATTACCAGAAGACTACACAGTATTTGGACATCTTCGTGATCCGATAGAACGCCATTTCAAAGGTACTGCGGAGTTCATACTACAGTCTAGGATGAGTCATTTGATTGATAATCCGGAGTGGAAAAAAGTATGGTCCACCGCAGTAATGGATATACACAGCTATCCCATAACATGGAGTCTTGCTCATCGAGCAGACTCAATCCATTGGATTCCAATTCACAAAGATTTAGACACCAATAAGATAACAATTGATTTTCTTAAACAGTATAATCTAGTATTAGACAGTATAACAAATATCAATGAGGGATTGCCTGACCGGTCCAAGTTCTATGATAAACTAATGGAAGTGCATAAAAAATTAGATGCCGCTGGTACGCTAACATATTTTTATGATGCAGACATTGTGCTATGGAACAAAGTAATCAAGCAATACATCAACAATCCAAACTATAGAATATGAACAATTTGATTTCCAACACAGTCTACTGGATCATAGAAGATTTCAAAAGCAGTCGCCTACGCTTTTGCCTTGAAGTGATTGCTTGGATTTTGAGTGTAGGCTGTGCTCTTACCATGGCTATTACTGTGCCAAATCCTCCACTAAAATATCTGTACATTCCCTGGGTCACCAGTACTGCTACCTATGCAGTATGTGCGTATACCAGAGGTTCGTTTGGCATGTTATCTAACTATCTATTGCTGTTCGTCATTGATTTTACAGCACTGGTACGTTGGTGGGCATAAATATTACAGTCTCGCCGGACATGAAACGGCATGTAGAGTCAGTATAGGCTTTAAACTATACAAAGGAGTATTATGAGTTATGTTGACGCTCTCTATGACAGAGCAAAAGATCGCATCCACGTTGTTGAACGTGTAAACGGTGTTAGAGAATACCGTGACTTTCCCGCAGAATATGTATTCTACTACGACGACCCCAAGGGCAAATATCGTACAATCTTTGACACACCTGTTACAAGATTCAGTAGTCGTAGCAACAAAGAATATCACAAAGAACTAAAACTACAGAGCAACAAGCAGCATTGGGAAAGTGATATTAACCCAATCTTCCGCTGCCTTGAAAACAACTACTTGGGCGCAAACAGTCCCAAACTGCAAACAGCATTTTTCGACATTGAGGTGGATTTCCACCCCGACAAAGGCTACGCTCCCACAACTGATCCATTTAACAAGATCACCGCCTTCTCAGTCTACTTGGATTGGCTAGACAAACTGGTAACACTGGTATTGCCTCCCAAAACATACAGCTGGGAAAGCGCACAAGAGATCTGTGATCGCTTTGACAACTGTTTCTTGTTTGAACGAGAAGAAGACATGTTGAATACATTCTTTGACTTGATCCAAGACGCAGACATCCTAAGTGGTTGGAATAGTGAGGGTTTCGATATTCCCTATACCATTATGCGTACCATGCGGGTGTTGACCAAAGACGACACACGCAGATTATGTTTATGGAATCAATTTCCTAAACAGCGTGAATTTGAGCGCTTTGGTGCTACCAACATCACCTTTGACCTTGTGGGCCGTGTGCATATGGACTATATGCAACTGTATCGCAAGTACACATACGAAGAACGACATAGTTATAGTTTGGACGCCATTGGCGAATATGAACTAGATGAGCGCAAAGTTGCCTATGAAGGCACGTTGGACCAACTGTACAACAAAGACTTTCCCAAGTTCATCGACTATAACAGACAAGATACCATGTTGTTGGCCAAGTTAGATAAGAAACTACGTTTCCTAGATTTGGCCAACGAAATTGCTCACGATAATACTGTGTTGTTACAGACCACAATGGGTGCGGTCGCTGTAACTGAGCAAGCTATCATTAACGAAGCACACAGTCGTGGTATGATTGTCCCTAATAGGAAAGGTCGTGATGAGAAAGAAAGTACGCAAGCCGCAGGTGCCTATGTTGCTTATCCCAAGCGGGGTATGCACGAATACATCGGAGCCATCGACATCAACAGTCTCTATCCCTCGGCTATTCGCGCCCTCAACATGGGGCCAGAAACCATTGTCGGACAGTTACGACAAACAATGACTGACAAGTACATCGCAGACAAAATGGCCGCAGGGTCTAGTTTTGCTGATGCATGGGAAGGTTTGTTTGGCAGTCTAGAGTACACAGCAGTGATGGAATGCCAACAGGGAGTCGAAATTACCATTGACTGGGAAGAAAGTAAGCAGAGCACAACGCATGAAGCCGCCGAGGTATGGCGTATGATATTCGAAAGCAATCAGCCTTGGACTATCAGTGCTAATGGTACTATCTTCAAATACGACATGAAGGGCATTATTCCAGGCCTGTTGGAACGTTGGTATGCAGAACGTAAAGAGATGCAGGCCAAGAAAAAAGAAGCCACAGACAAAGAAGATATTGCATTCTGGGACAAACGACAACTGGTTAAGAAGATTAACTTGAACAGTCTGTATGGCGCTATTTTGAATCCAGGTTGTAGGTTCTTTGACAAGCGCATCGGGCAATCAACTACACTAACAGGACGTAGCATTGCCAAACACATGGACAGTCACGTTAACGAATGTCTAACTGGTGTATATGACCATGTGGGTGAGACTGTTATCTATGGTGATACTGACTCAGTTTACTTTAGCGCATATCCTGTGTTCAAGAAAGAGATTGAAGCAGGACGCATGGAATGGAACAAGGATGTTTGTATTGCCTTGTACGATACTATTGCAGACAGCGTTAACGAGTCGTTCCCGGGCTTTATGGAACGTGCTTGTCACTGTCCCCGAGAGATGGGTGCTATCATCAAAGGCGGTCGTGAACTGATTGCTGAGAAGGGCCTGTTTATCAAGAAGAAGCGTTATGCTGTACTAATCTTTGATCTAGAAGGCA